AACGTTTTAGTAGCCCTGGAATAATACCTTCTTTTTCATAGGTAAAGATAGTACCGTTAGCTGAAAGCATCCAGGGTTGATTGCTTTCAAAAATTAATCTATATGCTTCGGCAGCACTAAGCACATCGCTGGATCCGTCTTCCCAGTCAATAGTAATGTTAGTACCAATTTCTTCATTCATTACTGCTTCGTATTCGAGACTGCCAAACTTGCCTTCCCATGCAGCCGCAAATGACTTACCCTTGCCAATTTGCTCTTGGATATATTCCTCAGTCATTGTTTGACGTAGTTGCCCAACAATAGTCTCCGGCCCCATGTTCAACGCACGAATGGCCGACGGATACAGACTGTTAATGTCTAGTGAGCCAACCCAATCATGGATGCCTTCTTTAGGATAAGCAACATAGGCACCGGCTGCACCTTCGTTATCGTCACGCTCGCTCATCTTAGTTCTGTTAGGAACAACAAAACCTCTGCGGTGACTTTCGTTAATAATAGCCTGCTCAGTCACTGCAACAGCACCCATTGTTGTTTGTAGCAATACTGTATTTTCATGTGCCAGTGTATTGGCAAGATCTAAGAACTTTAGCTTTTTATCAAGTCTGTCCAATAGCGCACAGTCTTGTCTGTTGTATTCGATAAACGTTTTGAAGTCATTGTTATAGAGTTGATCCAATGTACCTTCGTATTGCGTTTTACGTTCGCCGAGTTCGTATTCCGCGATAGCATCCAGTCGATAGGAGTGGCGTTCTTCATAAGTGTACTTTCTGTAAAGTTCTAGACTATCTAAATGAACACGACCAATAAAGTCATATGTTATAGCAGTACGACCAAATTTTTCATATTCACGCTTTTTAGGAAACTGGTTAAACAAACAAAATCGTCTTGTATCTTCTTTGCTTAGAACTTTTGTAACACGATTAACGGTATAAGGAATATCAAAGCCTTCGCTGTTCCATCCTGTTAAGATATCTGCATCTTCGATTAATGTTAGAAACGTGTTTAACAAATCTGCTTCGTTGTCAAACAACATAGTGTTAGGAAAATCTTTGACCATTTCCTTAGCATCTTCCATGCTAACCTTTTTTGGAGGAATAGCCAAACACACCATAGTATCTAACCATTGCAAGTGGACAGCAATTGAAGTGATTGGCATAAACGCATCGTCTGGACTAGCATAGCCTCGCTCTGGATCGAAGTCCACTTCAATATCAAAAAATGCTACATTTAATTTAGGAGCATCTATGTTTAGATAGTTTTCACTTAGACAAACAAATATTGGATTGATGTCGGTTTCGTAAAGAGTTTTGCTACTGTTAATAGCCATTTCTTTTCGAAGTTCTTTTGTATTTTTGCAAACAATACGACTTACAGCATCACCATAAATTGATGTGTGTTTGCCCTTTGGATCTTTGTAATAAAGTGAATGTTTGACAGGTATATCGCGAAATTCTCGCTCACCTTTTTTATTGCGTTCGACAATTTTGATGATATCATTATCGCGGTCGAACCACGCATCTACGTAACTCATATTTTCTCCTATGCAACTTACGGCTTGCAAATACCAAATTGTCCATTTGTGGCTGAACAAACCTTATTATAATATATTTATCAACACAAATCAACCTAGTACCCGTGATATGGTCTGCCACCTACCGGCCATACTTGCTCTGGCGGCCAAAATTTTGAACCATATTGATTACGATATTTAGGTACAGTATAAGCATCTTTTAAAAACAAGCAATAGTTATTACCGTCTTTTTTGATTGCTTCTAGTTGTTCGATCCACAAAGTCTGATCTTTGGGAACATTGCTTAGTTGTAGTTTAGGGCGTAAAAATTTATTGAGCCAACTTACATACTGTTTAGGGCTAGGATGCATTTCTCTGTAAAGTTTACCTGGAGACTTTGCGTCGTTAAAATACCAATCTAATTCCGGAAAACGATTAGTGTAGGTTGCAATTGGTTCAATCCAAAATTCTTTATGATCTTCCCATATAGCCTTATAGTAGTTTGAAAATTGTGGAATTGCATCTCTAATGTCTATTGGTTCATTATCTGGAAATACATCACTGCTAAGTTTGAACCAGTCGCCAATGCTAGTCATGTACCAAGTACAGCCATTTGATTTTAACAGTTCTTGTGTTAGAACCATTGCATTTAAACAATGCATAATGTAACCAGACTCGTGGAAAAATATCTTGATCCATTCGTCCGTAAATACATCTCTGTTAGCAGGATAAAACATATTGCCGGAAGTTTTCCAGCCAATTGCATTCGGTCTTTTAGCGCAATCGGGATTGTAGTAGTCGTGCCTAAGATGAGTAGTCCATTGTACTATGATTACATCGTCTTTTGTAAAGTGATGCTTGCTATGACACTCTGCTACACGTTCGGCAATACCACGACAGCCTATACCGGTAACTCCCCAGTTTTCAAAATATTCAAATTCTAAACCGAGGAAGTCTGCCCACGTTGGGTAAAATTCGGTAGCAGTATAACTACAACCAAATGTAAACAATCTCGCCATTAGATACGTTTAGTAATATCCAAGATAGCTTCGATTTCTTCCCAGTCTTCGTTGTAGGCTTTCCAATCACCCTTATGTGCAATCTTAATTGCTTTATTGATTACACTAGGTTTGACTTGTAGTTCTTCGGCTACTGCTTTGACTGTATCTTTAAGGCCTTCTTGCAAGTCTTCAATTTCACGCAGAACGGTAGAGCCTTCTGCAATCAATCTTTCTAGCTTTGCCTTTTCTTCCGGCCCGTATGAACGTCCACTCATAAAAATGACTCCTAAGTTAAAAACTAATTGTATATTAGTTATCCTTAGGAGTCAATCGTTAGGAAGTTTTATTTTCCGTATTACTTAACAGGAGTATATTCTTGTCCAGTTTCTGGATTGATTGCCTTTCCTGGAGAGGCTGCAGGTTGAGCAGCTTGACCACTTGGAGCAGCCTTTTTACTTGCGGCATCAATAGTAGCCTGTGCATCTTGAAGCGCAGCATCGAGTTTTGGTTCATTTTCGATATCTGCTAGTTGACCCATTAAGTCTTGAATTTGTTTAATCAAGTCTGTTTGCTCTGGTGTTGGGCCTGCTGGCGCGGCTGGAGTTGCAGCTGGAGTTGCAGCTGGAGTTGCGGCTGGTTCTGTTGCTGGCTGAGCGGCTTGTCCACTTGCACCGCTAGAACCACTTGGCCCAGTAGCAGCAGTAGTTGCCGGTTCTTCTTTGCCACCGCCTAATCCTAAACCAGCAGCAGTGCCTAATGCTGTACCTGCTAAAGCCGTTTTAACAGGATTCTTTTTAATTGCGGCACCTGTTTTTAGTCCAGCGGATTTGGCAGCACCTGTTGCTGGCTTGGCTGCAAGTCTTGCGGCAGCATCTGGGCTCTTAACACCACCAGCTGCTCCTTTAAAGAAATCTCTTACACCTCTTCCGGCTCCCATTGCTCCGCCAACAACTTTATCCCAAATACCTTCATCAATAACAACTTCTTTATCTCTTACACTTTCCCAGATAACATCTTTAGTTAAACTATCGGTAATTTCTTCGCCTTCTACAGTGTATAAGTTTCCATTCCAATCGAAATAATATTCGTCTGCAAGACTTTCACTGATACGAGCTTTAGTTTCAATTAACTCTAAACGCTGTCTAAAATTCATAATATCTTCTGCTACCGCAGGAGTCTTATATGCTGTAACTGCAAAGTTTGCAGGCGGTTTGAAACCTTGTTGAACTAATGCTTGATATGTATGGCTACCAATCATGCCATCAACTTCTAACTTACCTCCAGTACGTGGATCCTTATTAGCAGCTTGGAATGCCTTGATTTCTTCTGGAGTTGTAGGCCATTTTTTAGCTGTTGCTGGTTGACCTGCTTGGCCGGCGGCTGGTTTAGTTTCGCCATCGGGTGCAAATGCTCCACGTCCTGCTTTATAATCTCTTGCCTGGTTAGCAGCCATGGTACCCATGGAAATTGCAGTACCCACTCCTGGAATCAAACCACCTAATGCTCCAAGCCCTGCAATAGCTGCACCAGTCTTATCGCCTTCTTTCCAACGACTATAAGCATCGGCGGCATCAATAGCACTGCCGATACCTGGAATCAATCTACCAGCTAGCTTACCACCAGTTTTAGCTCCGGCCTTAGCTAATGCTGTACCAGCAGCTTTTTCTGCTCCAGTAACTCCTGCTTGTTGTGCTACCTTAGCAACTGGACTTGCTGCCGCTTGTGCAGCCTTTTCTGCCGCAGCTCTTTCAGCAGCCTGCGCGGCCGCACGTTCTGCTCTGGCTTTTCCAATACTACCAAAATCACTTAGTGGTGTTCCTGGCGCAGCAGCCGCCTGTTTCGCTGCTCTTTGACGAATTAAATCTTCTGCTGAATCATTAAAACCTTCAAGAGTATAACCAAAACTTTCAATCAAGTTACGTGCAATACTTTCTTTAACTGCTTGAGGCTGACTACTAGCCATTGTAGCTTTTAATTTGTCTACTAACTCTTTTAGCTTGGCCATGTTAGTAGTAATGAACTCTCTACTAGTACCAATCGCGGCATTCCTTTTAACTGCGACTGCTTGATCGTCGACAGACTTTCCTAAAGTAGTTAATCTTGAAAACCAATCTGGCTTACCAATAGGAGCAGGCATTTTTCCATCCCATTGTTCGATAGGAGGAAGTTTTGGAGGAAGTCCCATGCGACTACGAACAATTTCGTCATCACCAGAATATTGTGCGGCCTTTTCTAAATTGGCCATCATTGCTTGTGCATCAGCATACAGTTGCGGATCAGCAGCTTCTACAATGTTATCTAATTTAGTTAATAGTTCTCTAAAGTTCATTTTTTCGCCTTCTTTTTCTTTGCAATAGCAATTGCTGCTTGTTGAGCTGCACTAACAGCCTCCGCTACACTTTGTTCTGGTTTTTTCTTTTCAGGTTTCTTCACAGGCTTGGCCATGTCCTTATCACTTACTGGATAATCTTTTAAATGACGAGTAGTAGCATTGGGTTTCTTTTTAGATTCGTCTACACTTTCATTAGGAACACAGTTACGGACAGGCTTGCCGTTCTTTCCCTTCTTAGTTCCTTCAGCATGTTTGCCCGGCCAGCACTTAGTATAGCCGTTACTATCTTTTTGACCTTTCTTAATTTCGTCTAGCTGATTAATTAATGTATCTACATCGGCAAGTTCGTAAACAGGTTTTTTATGCTTTTCTTTGCCTTGCTTTTGTTCTTTTTTCTTATCACGATGTGCGCCAGCACCTGTTTGTGGACGTAAAGGACCTTGACGAGGTTTTTGTGCGACAGGAACTTTTAAAGTTGATTTATTTTCGTTAATGCTTTCTTGCTCACCTTTTGGTAGAACATACATTTTGTCGCCAACTAAAATACCTATTAAATTACCAATACTTCTAATACCTAACATAGCCAACGGAATACTGTAACGTTGCCCTCCACGAGGACGTATACCACCAGGCTCTAAATGTATCATTTGATATTCTTGTCCGTCAACTGTAACAGTTTGTGCATCTCTATTAGCAGAATCTACTCTTGGTAAACTTTTACCTGGCAAAGTAGCAGGCGGTTCAGCCGGAGCAACCGGCCTTGGTGGTGCATCTGGATCTGGTGCAGTTGGTTTTAATCCACCAATTACTTGTCCGTCCGGACCAATGGTTACACGCTCACTTACATTTTTTTTTAGAACAGACTCGGCAATTTGCTGACTATATTGTCTAATGAGTTGTTTTCTTTCGGACTGTTTAGTAGCTAATTCATCTTCGACAACTGCTACATATGTTTTAAAAACACTAACTTCTTCTAACTTTTCTTTTTTAGGAGTTTGATAATGGTTCATAACCATTTGTACAGGTAAACTAACTTTATGAGGGTTAGTGCCTTCGTTGACAATCTTTACAAATTTTTTCATGTCAGAGGAGCCTTCTACAGGCTTTTGTGAAGCACCGTCTAAGGCCTGTAGAATTTTCTTCATGTCCATGTTTTTATCCTAATAGTCTTTGTGTTAGTTCTTTGATGCGAAGAACTTCTGCAGATTCTGACAGACTTTCTTTCATAGCAGGATTTGTAGGGCCTGGAGTTTTTTCGCTCCATTCTTTTCCTTTATTAGGACCAGAAGTTACTTTAGGATAACGACCTGTTTTTGGATCTTTAGCAGGGGGAGCAGTAGCGCCATCTGGATTTTGAGGAACTTGTGTTGGCTGTCCTTCTTTTACTTTCTTTTCTTTACCCATGGCCTTTTTAATTGCGGCATCTTTGTTGTCCATATATTCTTTTGAATCTGGCTCATCCTTACCGTCGTGGTCCATGTCGCCTTTATCTTTTGCTTCATACATGCCGCATTCTTTTAAGCCGTGGACTGGACACTTTTTGCCTTTTGGCGTATGGTTGCATTTTTCTTCAGCAGCTTCTTTTACTTTTTTGCTAGCACGTAGTTTAGCAAAATCACTTTTTTCTAATTTGCCATCTTTGTCAGCATCTAATTTAGTTTGGCCGCCTTTAAGCTCTTCTTTAACAGCACCCTTCTTTTTATCTTTTACAGCTTTTTTCATTGGTTCTTTTTTATCGCCGTCTTTGTCCATATCTAAAAAGTCTGGCTTAGAACCTTCGTCTAAATCTTTGTCGTGTTTTTTCTTTTCTTTGTCAGCTTCTTTATCAGCTTTCTGACTTTGCCAGCCTTGCACTTTAGTTGCTTTGACTTTTGCACCGCTTGGTAATTCAACTTCGCGTTCAGACTTTTTAGCAGGTTTGCGATCTTCGCTTTCATCTAATTCTTTGTCGTGCTTTTTACGTTCTTTATCTGCTTCTTTGTCAGCAGCAACTGACTTAGAACCTTGAACTTGTGTAGCTGGATGTTTCTTACCGCTCTTGTCAGTCCAAGTAGTTTCTTTCTTCTTGGCTGCTGGACGATCTGCTTCTTCCTTAACTTTTTCAGCTTGTGCTTTTTTAAGTTCTTTGATCTTTTCTTTGGCTTCCATTAATTTATTCTTAATGGCTTGTTTTTGTTCTTCAGAATACATTTCTGCATCATTTAGTTTTTCGCCGTACTCACTAAATTTCATTTCGTATTCTAGATAATGATATACGCTGGCAACATAATCGGCTGCTTTAGTAATCTTAGCTTGTACCCAAGCTTCTAGTTGATCTTCGTCTTGGATCTGTTTGAATAGTTTTAAGCTGTAGTTTGCTAGTTTGAACAAATCAGCTTTAGCCATTGCACCTTCGCGGTCATGGCCTGCGTCTGGTGTAGTAGCTGGATTATCTTGTGGCATCATATCGTGCATGGTTAACTCCGTTATTCTATATTTATCGTCTTTTGATTACGCCGCTGGCTTTTGCCGGGCCGCCGAATAAGCTAGAACCTTTAATATCTAGCCCGTTAACTGCGGTTCCTGACTTGGTTTTAGGCTGTACAACCTTGGGTTGCGGCGGAGCTTTTGTTCCACTGTGCCCTGGAGTACCAATATAACTCTTTTTGCCACGTGCCTTACCCGGGCTGTGATGAGGATTTACTACAGTTCCTACATTAGCAGCAGTAGTAGCACCTGCTGTGGCATTTTCTGACAAGTCATCTTCTGCTCGCTTAGTGAGCATAATTTTACCTTGTAATTCTGGTTTGTTCTTAAGAATAGCAAGGGCATAACTATTAGCACCTCGTTTCCAATCAAAAACCTTAGGTTGCCCTTTAACTTTAAAGATCTTTCCATTAATTTTTATATACCAAGGACCACGGTCTCTGTCAATTTGTTGCTGTCGAAGGTTGCGTTCAAAGTTAGGGTCGTCTTCGTGTCCTAACTCGTGCTCCATTTCACGGCGCTTAAAGTCACGCTTTTCCCAATCCATTTGGCGTTGTTGGTCGCGTTCGTAATCCATCGGATTATAGTAACTGCTTTTACGACCCCAGCTTTCATCTAGATCTTTTATTTTCATATTTTCTTCTCCCCTGTTAAGTAGGGTAAACTAAACCATAATTTAAACCACTCGGGTGTTCCAGGTTTGATATTTTGTTCACGCTGTATGCGCCCGTTTTCACTGCCTGTAACACTTACATTGCTACCACGCATTTCATGAAGTCTTGCATCGGCACCTAAACCTGCAAGATGTTGTATTGCTTTTATTTCATGAATAGGATCGTCCGGAGCAAGATAACAATCATCTCCGTTGTCCTGATTTATATGTTCTGTAGTAACTCTATATTGTTTCATTTCATCGTTGCTCTTAACATCCAGCTATGCTTTTTATGTGCATCTTGTCTATCTGCTAAAAAATTACTTAAACCGTGATCGTGATTTTGTTCAGCCATGTCGAATGTAATACGGAAAATATTAGCCATCTTTTCACTATCTGCATATAATTCGGCTATCATTTGTTCCGCAGGTAGCATATCTGTTTCGTCGGCAATAGTTGATAACATGCTAAAACGTTGTAAACTGGCAGGAGTATATGTACCAGCTTTACGTAGATTTTCAGCAAAGTCGTCAATGATACCGCCAACTTCTTCGTAAATTTTTCCAAACAACTCATGATATTGTGGAAAGTTCGGGCCTTCTACATTCCAATGAAAGTTCTGTGCTTTCAAATAAAAACTATATTCGCTTGCGAACGCAGTTTTTAATGCTAAAAAATATTTGTCCTTATCCACTTTTAAACTCCGTATTTGTTACGTTTAGGCTTTGCCACCGGGCTAACTTTATTAACATCAGCAGTTTCCTTACTTCTGTTTCCAGACCAGTTTTTAACAGAGCCTGCACCTACTTGTTTTGCGGCTGCTTGTATCATATCCCATTCTTCGTCTGTATAAGCGGATAGTAACGGATCTCCTCCGATCCAGTTATCCGCTTCGCCTCCTACAATGAAGTCTGGAGCAGCCGCTAAAGCTATACCCAATCTATACCCAATATATGCACTACCTGAACTTTGATTAGTACCAGCAATAGTTGCAGCATTTTTCATAGCCGCTTTTTGTTCTTTAGGCATTGGTTGCATCGGTCCACGTGCCATTGTGCCGTTGCCTGTGCGTGTTCCTTCTGCTACAGGTTCTTTAACTTTCTTTTTAGCTTTAGGTTTTTCAGCATGTTGTGACAAGTAATGTGCTACCAAATCAAAGAAAGGATGTCCTGCAACATCTGTATCGGCAGGAACACCTGCCGCATCTGCAAATGCATCTCGATCCCCTGCTGCTACGGCCGAACGTAATGCAGTTGCACTACTTAACCTTGGTGTTGGTACTTGATTTATAGCAGGAAACTTATAATAACCGTGAGCACCTTCTTTACCGTTGTATGCAACTAATGTTTTTGTAACCCAGTCTTCATCAGTGTAAACATTTAAGGCTACCTCGCCATATTTTTTGTAAATTTTACTAGCCAATGTTAACCAGCTTGTTTCGGGAACAACATGTCCTTTAATCTCTGGCATAATAGTAGCCATAGCTTTTAGCTTAACATCATATGGCAGGGGATCTTTAGGGCCTTGAGTTGATTTGTTAGTCCCTACATACCATGCGCCGTTGTCACTAGCCATTTCCCAAGCAGCACGATGTCCTTTATGCGGAGGATTAAAACGTCCGAATATAATTCCAACGCTGCCTTTCGATTCAAATAATTCTCTTAATTTCATGATGGTGTTCTTCCTGGGGCCCAAGTAGTAGGAACAATTTTTATGTTACCGTATTTATGATGAGGCTGTGCGTATCTAACATAGCCTTCACTATCGCTGTCCCAAATTTCCGGCTTGCCCTGAGATTTATAAGCAGCATACACCTCATCTTTCATATTGCGTATATCTTTAATTAATTTTAGCATACCATCAAATGCGCCAGGGTGTGCTTTAATCATATTAATGATATGCTGTTGTTTGTTTTTACTAATACCTTTCTTTTCCATCCAGTTTAAAAAGGTATCTCCTGTAATACTATCAAAACTTTGTTCGTTATTGGCATGTAAATTACTCATGGCATTAAAGAACGGATAAAACACTCCGTTTTTATCAGGATCAGGTAAGCTAGATATAAACGCATCTATAGTAGGGCCTACACCTTCTACTTCGTTAGATACATAATCAACTAGTTCATCGACCCTGTTAGTATCTTGGCCGCTGCCGCTGTTGGTATAGATAGGACCTTGAACAATTAGTCCAGGCGTTTGATTAAACATACTAAAATCGTCTAACGGTTGTTGTGCTCTATCAGGTGCACCAAATGTATCAAACATGGCATGGCCAACAACCATCACTTTAGCCTGTGCAATTCTTTGTCCTAATTCGCTTTGTGCATCAACATAATATCTTGTATTACTTTTAGGATTAGGAGCAAATGTCCAAACTCCTTTAGGATATCCGTCCATGCGTATTAATTTTTTATTTAGGCCAGGATCAACACCAAACAAACTATCTGCGTATAAAAATCCTACAAAGTCTTTAGGTGTTGCTGCATCAAATAAAGGATATAATGCAGAAAAGTTTTTAGCAAATGCTTGCCTTGTTTTCATTTCGTCAGATGTTTTAGGTTTACCGCTTTGATTAGCAATAAAATCATAAACACCTTCGGCACTATCCGACTTGACACCTCTACTCCATTGATTGTGTCCTGCTAAAATTAACGGACCACCTTTAGTTTCGCGGCCCCAATATACTTGAGGGTTGCCATCCCACTTGCCTCTTACTGTAGTCGCTCCAGGTTGTTCTGTTGCAATTTCTTTGAAATGACTCAACGCTTCTAATGCGCCTGCGGAGCCTTTAAAAAATATTAAATGTTCTGGGTGATTGAATGCCCGGCCATATTTCTCCATGCTATCGTCAGCAGGAGTAGGTTTTGCTTCGTAGAACAACTCCCTTAATCGCACAATTAATCCTTATATTTGCCTTCGCTAAAATCTTTTTTAAGATCTTCATAAACTTTTTTACAAACTTCCTCTAAAACTGTATCTTCTAACTCTTCAGGAAGTTCTCTAATCTTAAATTTTTTAAGATAGTTTTTATAACTTTCTTTTACAGCGTTGGCAAAAATGCTAGGGCTTGGCGACTTTTTAGCTTTAAATTTGTCTAAACAATGACTTGCAGGAGTGAACATGTGACGTCTGTAAGTTTCGTCATCATCGTGCATAAAGAATGCAAGATCTTCAACAAGATCAAAGTTAATTACTTTTTTATTGCCTTCATGCCTGACAAATTCGTCGTTTTTATCAGTATTTCTGCTTTCTAATAGTTCTTTAATACGCATTTTTTATCTCAAAAATAAACAGTACAGACGCCTGTACGATAGTATATTTATCGAGATTACAATTATAAGAACTTAGTTAGAAGCTTGAATAACACGCTCTATCTTGCTTATACTGCTTCCTAAGTGCATTTTTGACATAAGAAGCATGTTATCTCCCTTAACATAGAAGTATGCGCCACCCCAGCTATTAGCTCTAGCTAGCATACGTCTACAACTTTTTGTCATCTTGATTTTATTACCAGTAGCATCAGCCCATGATATAAACGCATCGTGACACTGGGTAGTTTTTCCAATCGTAACTCTAAAATCGTAAGGAACCTTAGGAAGAATTACAGTATTTGGTTCTAAATTAGAACTTACTGGAGGAACTGAAATATACTTTATTTTTTCACTATCTAGTTTGATTAGTACATCAATGTCTTTTTTATTATTTGTATAAAAGCTAACTAGAGGCGATTCGACTCTGACGTCATAGTTTTCGAACTTTTTTAAGGCCTTACGTAAACTAAGAGCATATACAAAATCATTGGGGGACTTTGGTCCACTGACTAGCTTTCTTGGTAATTTACCAGCAAGAAATAACGCATGCTGACTTTGTATTTTTTCCAATATTTTATCTGAATCTTTCTCTCGGAAAGCACCAGATAAGGCAGTAACCAGTACAGCCTTGTACTGGTATTTGCCCATAAACAAACTCTTAGTTACTTTCTGTAGCATTTTCTTTGATTTCTACTTGCAATAACGGAACTTTAACTACTTTAGGTTTAGTAACAAGAACAATCTTGTTGTCTTCTACAGTAATTGTTAACCACCCACCTGCCTTCAAGTCACCAAACAGCATAAGTTTTGCCAACGGGCGTTTGATTTCTTTATCAATAACACGAGCAAGGGGTCTAGCACCCATCTTAGGATCAAACCCTTTCTCTAACAGCCAGGTAGTAGCATCCTTATCAATTTTGACACGGATTGCTTTGTCCTTAACTTGTTCTTTAAGTTCTTCGATAAACTTATTAACAATCTTTACCATAGTATCCTTACCAAGTTTATTAAATGTAATAATACCATCTAATCGGTTACGGAATTCTGGTGTTAGAAAATTCTTAAGGTCTGTATCGCTGTATTCTTTTTCTTGTTTGCCAAATCCAATTGCATTCTTTTCAGCAGACTGTGCGCCTGCATTAGTAGTAAGAATTAGAACAATGTTACGGCAGT